GCTGTATTGCCATACACACTTTCGTGTTGCTCAGTAGCAACGTCATAGAAATCAGAACCTTTTGGAAACCAAAGTTTCTCCCACCTATTTAATAGTGATGCATATGACGGAGTAATGCCTGCTTGTTTTTTGTACCAAAAGTAAGACAATATGGTTTTTATTGTATTCTCAAACTTAATAGAAAAAAGATCCCTAGAATATATCTTTTCAGTATCTAAATTATTATCATTATATCTGTAGTCATATAGTCTTTCGCAAGTTTGAAAATCTTTTATAGACCTAACTGTTAACTGTAACATTAATAGAAACTCTCCTCATTTATAAGATTATAAAGTTCTGTTGCCTGAGAATAAGACAGATCACTCACAACCTCGTAGTCTTCGTAAATCTTTTTTGAATCGACATACCTAACAAGAGGTGGATCATAAACAAAGGAAGAACCCGTTATTCTATTTTTAGGTATCTGCAGCTGCATGATGTTTTCATCTTCTGTTTCATCTTCAGATATAAGTCTTTTTTCGGTAATGAATATTGTAACCGCGCATTTTTGCTGAATAGCTAACGAACCACCGGTGTCTGATTGCTGAACAACTTCTCGTTTCTCTTTCATTCTATTAGCATTTTCCTGTGCAGTAATAATTAAAACGCAGTTCATATCTCTAGCCAGCTTTTCAAGCTTAACCATCATTTCCTCAAACTCACCCCAACGTGGCTTTCCTTTGCCACTGCCACGAGTAAACATTGATTGAATTGTATCTATAATAACTACATCTGGAATATTAAAATTTTTACCTATAATTTCTCTTAGCCAATTCTCTAAGTCCTCAAAATATGGCGTATCTGGATCATGCCTAACCATAAGTCTATCTTCCCATGTCTCCAGTTTATCCTTAAACTTCTTTAGGGCGGACTTCTTTTCTTGATCGCTCCACTTACTGGACTCTGCGTACACATTGACACCGAGAATCTGTGTCATAAGAACTCTTTCCCAGTGCCCAACTGCTTCCTCAAAATTAACATATAAAACCCTATAACCATTATCAAGCCAATTATTTGCAAGGCACTTAGCAAAAGTGCTCTTACCCTTCCCAGACGGCGCTATAATGGCGTGAACTGCCCCCTTAAAAAAGCCACCACTGTCTGTATACCCCATGGCCCTATTAAGAGCTTTGAACTGTGTCGGCAAAAAGTCTGGAATTTCTAAAAGATTTTCAGATCTACCTATAATATCCTTAGCGGTTGTTACGTCATTAAAAGGATTTCTTCTAGAAAAACTCTGTAGCTCAGCGATCTTTCTAGTTAGCTCAGCAACTCTTTTGGAATCTTCATCACTTTGATATCCCTTCTTTGCAAGCAAGTAATTTAACTCGGATAGACTATCACCAAGATGTTTCTTTATTTGTTTATATTTTAATATCTCAACTATAGATTTTCTATCAGGAAAATCTATACCAGAAATCTCACCCATCAAGGTATCAAAGCCTTCTTGGCCACCAAGAGCCTTATAGACATTTGTCTCATCATTTAGCCAAACCCTAAAGGCTACAGGATCTACATGATCTAAACCTGTTTTTTTATGAAAGTCTACAAATGCGCAGAATAGCTCATATACGCCAAGCTCACCATGAACATGTCCTACCGATTCGTGATCCAACTCTTTAGAATAATATTCTATTGCACCGGGCTCTTTAAGGCATGAAGCAAACAGCTTGTATTCTATGGAGTCAATAATACTATCTCTGGCCTCTTCTAAAGTCATTAAGTCGCTGTTCTTTCATTTCTCTATATATTTTTTTACGATACTCTGAGTTCTTCTTCTTCATTTTTTTATAAAAACCAGAAGAACTAATAGACCTATTTACATTTTCTGATTCTACCATATCAGAGGGGTTAAAAGATCTAATACCATCTAAAATTCTACTATAGACACTTTCTTCGGTTAAGGAGTCATTATACCGAAAAACGATTAATACTATACCACTTTCTTTGCAGAGAGAAGCTTTTCTGTCATCTCTCTTTTGAGCCTCTAGGAATTCATACTTAGATTCAAAAAATCTTTTTGTATAAAAAAAGTGTTGCCTACCATGATACTCTATAGCTAATTTATATGCAGGGCAATAGATATCCAACATGAGTCGTTCGCCCAAGTGAAATTCATTTATGATCTCTTCACCTGGAACTATTTTTCTTAGAATATCAGTAAGAGAAGATTGTCCTCGTGACATCTTTCTCTTACCTTTTTTTACCCAACTTAAGCCATTATTATGAATTTTTTTATTTACTTCATTAACCGAGACATTTAATTCTTTAGCTATTTCAGAAATACTAAGATTTGTTTCCATTAACAAATCTACTAAAAATTCTATATCATCATCGTCAAATGAATTAGCGTGATTGTACTCTTTCTTTTTCATGACTAGTTGAATAACTCCCCTTAATAAGTGATAAAGTTTTACCTAAATCAATAACTGACATATTTAAATTTCTCCAAATCTTAGGAAAAATACCTAATCCAAAGACACCGCAGTCAAAGAGACAGTAACTTGCACCACCTTCAAATTCTGATAACTGCGCATAAACATCGTCTATCTTAGAATAATAATTATTATATGGGACCGTTATAGCAGGGACGGAACTTCCAAATGCTTTGGTAACTAATTTTTTATCATGAAAAGTGACAATTACACTCGGCGTATTTCTTATGTAAAAATCAATCATAGAACTATAATTGTCTCTGTCATTCATATAATAATACTCAAATACATTTGAGTATAAATACTCATTATTCTTATGAAGTCCTATCTTATAGTGCTTATTATCCTCAATGTCAGGAACCAGAGAATGGGATATAGCCTTCATTACTCTTGAGTCATTAGTCTTTAATGAGGTAATTACATTTTTTGCGAAGAAGTTAGGAAAAGAATTTTCACTATTTTTACTTAAAGAGATTATAGAGGACTTTGGTATATTTATATATGCGAACTTTTCTTTTTTATTCATAGCTTCAGTAAGCTTAATTATTGACTGTTTCTGATCTAATAAAGTCATTTTTACTCCATTCCAAAATTTCCCCAGTCGATTAAAACCGGATTAGGATCAATAATTGAATTAATGTGATTTATATTATGAAACTCTCCACCATCAAGTGAAGAATATCTTTCATACTTACTGGTCTTATCTTCATCTCTTAGGTAGCCCAGGTGCTTCATAACTAAACCGGAGTTAACCCAGTAATTTCTACCTTTAATCCACTCAGAGACATAACTAGGCTCAGAACCACAAGCCAACTTAGCGTTTCTAAATGCTCCACCAGTAACATATCTAAATATTCTTGAACTATTATTTGGAGCCCAAAGCTTATCTACCCTATATTTATTTTCATTCCACATATGGTAAAAGCGAACATTGACAACATCATATTCACAAGTGGCCAAAACGTCAGAAATACTTAAATTGTCAACATGATACAATTCCTCATCGCAATCAATTGCTACGATCCAGTCACCTTCTTTTGTGAACTTTTCCAGATTGCTCCAGGCAAAAGCTCTTAATCTACCCTCATGTTGGGTAAATAATGGCTCAGGAGTAGAGAAAACTTCAGCGTATTTACTGGCAATTTCTAAAGTGTTATCATCTGAACAATCGTCTGTAAAAATAATTTTATCAACTTGACCAGAAATTCTTTTTAAAACTTGATCAAGATATCTAGATGATTCATTTCTACCTATCATCTGTGCGTATATCATATATTACCTTCTAACACTAAAAGGAGGGAGGGAATATCCCTCCCTCCTGAAACAGTATATTAAACTGATTAACGAATATCAGTTAGCCAGCTGACCGTAAGCTTCAACAGAAGTAATTCTATCAACCTCTACATCCTTATAAAGGAGCTCACCAGTTGCTCCAGCTGCCTTACCACGGCTGCTCAAAGCTATCTTCTCAGCCATAGTCTTATTAGGAGCCTTCACAATTGAAGTTGTAGTAACAGTAAAGTACTTGAACTTATTATTTGACATTTTCAACCTTTCGGGTTAATTTGATGGATAATTTGTCACGATATATTCTATCGCTTCTTGCATCGAAGATGCAAGCTTTGTTGCCATATATTTTAAATAGACTCTGCTAGATGCTTGAGGTGAAACAAAAGCCACCACCGGTTGGCCATGCAATTTAGCCCAAGACATCTCAAAGTCTGTTCCTATATATTGGCGATCTTGTATCATATATTCAACTAAAAGTATATCAGCTCTTTTTTGAAGATACAAATTCTTCTCAACAATTTCTTCAGGAGTTTCATAATCTGTATCAACAATGGACGTAGGATCAAGAACATCATAGCCTCTTAACTGAAGCTCTTTTGTCGCAACCTTGCGCCAGTCAATACCATACTGCTCAACACCCTCTATCGCTCCTGAAAGAAAAATCTTTGTCGGCATAGTCACCCCTTAAACTCAGACCAAGTTTTATCTCCAGAACCATCATACAATCTAGCTAAACCATTGTCAACTAAATCTACGTTGAGGCATCTCTTATCCTTAATATCTGTTATGGTCCCTAAAACTCTACCATATTTTCCTTTTTCTTCTTTTGTTGTTTTTATAATAAAATCTGGTCCAACCTTATCAAACCACTGCTCAACGTATTCCTTTGCAGCTAAGCCTAGTTTCTTTTCTTCCAAATTTCTAGTTCTACTCTCTGGAGCATTAATTCCAGCGAGGCGAACTCTGCTAAAATAATGGATATCAAACCCAAGGTCAATATAAACATCAACGGTATCTCCATCTACTACTTTTTTTAATTTTGCCTTATATGTATATAAACCCATTTTATCTAATCTCTTTCTATTTCAAAATAATCACACGCATCTCGGAAAATTTTCTGGCTAATTTTAAATTTTTGATCAGCTTCACCACCAATACGTGAAGACTTATGCCAATCATGACCAATTGATATATTGCCATTGTAGAGTATATTATAACCTAAATGCCTAGCAAAATAGGAGCACCAAGTTTCCTCGTAGTAATGAGGGGTGGGCAAAAATGCCCCTATAGCACCAGATACTAAATTCTGATATTTTGGATGATACGTCATACTATTCCACGTATCTCTTCTAATAAAATAAGCTGAACCAGAAACCGTAACACATTCTACTACATCTTTATATAACAGATCATCTGGATCATACTTCTTCCAACCTCTCATAACGGGCTTAATGTTACTGCCGACAATACCGGCATGAGTTATGTATCCATCTTGATCCCGTTGCTTAGGACCAAGTATGTGCATATCGGAATTGGCATCAAAAGCCTCCTGGATTGCAATGATATCTTTAGTGCTAAACCAGATATCTGCATTTAATAATCCTATTATTTCACCACTTCCGATTGAAGCCAATTGATTACATGCAGCGGAGTATCCTATGTTTTCATTTTTAAAATATTTATGAACATTATACTTATATAGGTTTTTATCTATCCACGCATCAGTCTCATGGCCAGAACCATTATCGGCTAAATACATAGTCCATATGTTACGGGAGTAGTCCGAGTGGCAATTTTCCAAAAGTCTTTCAAGAAGACTAGGTGTATTGTAATGTACTACACATAAATCTATCATAACATCTCCATAAAAACTAGCCTTAAACTGCCCTTCGTAGAAAGGCCAAACTCTTGCCATTGAATTAATAAGATTTTTGCGTAAAGCAGATTTTCCCCTATAAAAAAATCTTCTAAAACTTTGACAGCATCAAGTTCTGAGAGCTGACTACGCCCATTCTTCTTCTTCAAGAACATCGTGATAATTTTCCTCAGCTTGCATTCTAATGGTATCAGCAACACTTCTCCACGCATCAGCGTCCTGGTGATTATCCTGCTGCTCTGCTAGAAGGTCACAGGTTTGAGCTAGATACATGAAAGTATCATAAGTCATTACGACCGCCGAATCTCCCGGCATAAGCTTAACCATATGCTTCTTTTTAATCTTACTCATTTTAATTATCCTCTTCTTCTATTTTGTATAAAGAAACTGTATTAGTATCTGGTTCCATGGTAATGAAAAATACTTTTTTATCCTCTTCAAAATAACCCTCTGGAGGAGGGCTTTCTTCTGCAACTTTTTTAGAAGAACAACCATATACCTGACTATGATTTGGGTAAACAACTAGATAATTTAATTTAGATGCCGGCATCTATACAACCTCCACTACATTTATGTCAGATTCTATTAAGAATCTCTCCACATTATTCCAATTAGAATATGATTCATCAGAAATATAATACAAATTTTTTACAGTTGAATTAGCTATTAGTTTAGCACATGCGAAACACGGTGGTCCATTAACATATATGCTAGCAGCACGAGAGCTGTAGTCAGAATGTAGCAATGCGTTAGCTTCTGCATGAATAGCTATACAGTTATCATAATTACTACCACTAGGTGAGCCCTCCAAATGTCTTGGACATCCGCCATCCTCGCAATGCACTGTTCCACTAGGTCCACCATTGTAACCTATACCTACAACATGACCAAAGTCATCAACTAATACAGCGCAATACTTTTTCTTTCCACAAGTTGAAAATATTTGCGCCATAGAACGACACATCTCAATATATTGATATTTTTTTCTAGATAGACTCATAGCAAAAATGCTAGACCAGCTATGCCAGCAAGAATTAATGACAGACCAACAGAAATTATCTTAGTTTTCTTTTCATAAGAAAATTGATTCAACATCTGAAGAGCAACAACCCAATTAATTAGAAGAGAAAATAAAATTACTCTTATAACAATTTCCATCTTACCTACCAACTAACATGGGTATAGTAGCAGGAAACTTTTTGCTAGCCAATTCATACACAGCTTCTGCGTAGTCCTGTATCTCTGCTTGTGCATCTTCTTCTAGTCGTTGTGTCAAAAATAGGGCAGCAGACTGAAGACTGCAAGACCATCTATATACAACATACATGCCATAAGCTGGCAAGAATAATCTCGCTTGCTCAGGAGCTATCCCACTTGATAGGGCAGCGTTGTAAAACTCTTCAGATTTTTCAATCAAAGATTCAAGATTATCCTTCAAAAAAGATCCAGTAAAGGGATCTACTGGACCTCCAGACCCCTGCTTCTTATCTTCAGCCGCCGTTCTCCACTGGTCTCTATTAGGAATGTAAAACTCTGGCTCCATAGTTATATATCTACGAGAAGATTCATTCCAAGAATCCATTGTATGATCTGATCCGACAACATACTTCCAGTGCTGACGAGCGACCATAAGCGGAGCTTTAAATTCAAAAGTCATAAAAGCATGTCTGAAAGGCGACATGTGATTTTCTCTAATTAAAAAGTTAAGAAGTCGGGCATCTGCAACAGACATATCTGTCGACTCCTTAGCAAAGGAGGCTCTGGCGGCATTAACGACAGATAGGTCTGAGCCCATATAGTCAACTAATCTAACGTAGCCTTTATCCAAAACAGATATAATATTTACACTCTCCGAAAGAGCGCTTTCTTCACCTAAATCTACATCATCAATTCTCATCATCATCCTCTAAATCTTCTATAAAATCAATTCCTGCCTCTAGTATATCATTCTCTATAATATATTCAACTAATGAATCATTAAAATCATCAGAAGCTTTAGACAAAGTTAAAAAGAAATTTTGAACATCCGCACTATTTACCGTTGCCAGAGTATCACTCTCATCATCCTGAGCTGTAACCATAAGAGCTGTCAAGTGCTCCATTGACTCCACCAGGCACTGCATAGCGTGGTGTATATCTCTTAAAGAAACTTGAATATTGGATTTAAAAGCTTGAGAAATTTCTTTTAAATCTTCTGCCTCTAACATTTCACTGAACTTTTTTTCAAAGTCTTCTGGATTGTTTTCCATTTTTCCTACTTGATTGGACAAGCGCCGTCAGCGCATTCAAGATTATCTAATGAGAACTCATTCAACGAGTCCACAAACTGAACATCAGATTTTATCTTTCCTTTCATAATGTCATATTCTTTTTCATCTATCTCTTCATACGGGGCTAAAGCAAAACCGTGCTCACTGTGAAGAAGGAAAGAAACAGATTTAAGTCTGTTCTTATAATTCTTTTTCATCCACTCTTGAATCTCAGGTAACTCTTCCTTACGATAATAAACAGTTACAGATACGTTATTATCTGCCCACTCAGTCTGAGACTTAACAACCCACTCTAATTGCTGTATAGCGGTTAGATCTTTTGCTAAGGTGGCATGCTCAGGTGTCTTACAGGGGAAAGAAACGACACATACAGTATGATTTTCCTTTCCATCTAAACCTATATCATACTGCACATCATAGCCCTTATCTCTGCAGTATGCAACAAGTGGATCACTACTACCCATTCTAACACGACGAACATAGTATTCAGAATAAGCTGGATGTATACCCGGTGTAACACCCGCAAGAAGGCTCAGAGTACCAGATGGCTTTACAGTCGTCAACTTTATCGAAGGACTTATCCCTACAGACGCAGACCATTCCTTATCAAAATCTCTTAAAGCTTCATAACAATCGCTAACCCAAGATAGCTGCTCCTCCGTCGACTGAAGCCATCCTGTTATACCCTGACCAAGTCTGCGATTTCTGGCAATAACATTTTGAGACTTTGCATAAGGATATTTTAAAGTAGTTATAGCTTTTTGCGTTTTATATAAAAGTTTACTTAGATCAATTAGTTCCTCTTTGGTCTCAATATTTGGCAGGAAGATCTCAGCAAGGTTGCAAGGTTCGCCATCTTCAAGACCAATTTCACCGCATGGATTAGTGCCTATAACCAATTTGTCATTAACCTTTTCACCCAGTCGTCCGTTCTTACGGATAAGGTCACGATTAATTAGACCATAGGGCTCCCCAGAACCGTCATAACCTTTCCAAAATTCATCAATTATCTCGTCATACGAGTCCGCAAAGATTGAGTTATTAGAATTACCTCTCCACGCAGGTATGTCACCCTTAGCCCAGTTCTTGGCACGTAGGTATAAGAAGTCATCTGGATCACCAATAGCAATCTGAGCAGAGCGGCGAGCGGATCCTGCTACCACAATTTTACCAATTATGTTACATATATCAAGAGCGTCTACGGATCTAATTTTCTTACCAACTCTAGCATCAAGGATCTTACATATATCAGTCATACCTTCTATAAGAACCTCTGGACCTGAAGCTGTGCCACCAAAAGTCTTTAGTGACGCACCGTACCCTCTAACCAAAATAGTGCTGTAGGTAAAAGACTTACCGGTGTGGAAGTAGCTATCTAAAACCTTGCCCAAAAGTGAAGACCAACCTTGTCGTGAGTCCGGGACTATAAAATCAGCGTCATTTGTCTTTTCGTGAGCAATACTGTCTACCTGCTTAACTTTAGGCATGTCATGAACGACGGCTCTCTCAACTGTAAAGCCAACGCCACCTCCAACCATTAGATGGTCCATTAAAAACTGAAAATCTTCCACCTTGGAAATGGTTGTCATCCAGCAATTAACAAGAGATACGCCACTCATCTTCTCTACCAAAGGTGTACCCAACTGCCATAGCGATCTACCTGCAAATATACCTTTTAAGTTAAAAAGGTAGTCAAAAAGTCTTTCAGCCTCTTCCTGCGTATATCTGGCCCCTATGTCTTGAGCACCATTTATGCAGCGTTTAATTGTTTCATG